GATTTGATGTGCCGTCTTATCCATGGAATGACTGCCGACAATACTATCAAATTATGGCTGTAAAATGATTAAATTCTTCTGTGCATCAAACGATCCGGCACAACTATCTCAAAACATTATTTACAATCCAAAAGTAAATAAACATGAGATAGAGATACAGTTCGATAATAACAGAGACAAAGGTCTTCCAGAAAGATACAATGAATTCATAGACCGGAACCTCAGTGAAGATTGCTGGCTGGTATTCATTCATGATGACGTTCAGTTATTGGAAGATATCGAGCCAAAGCTGGAAGGAATACCGAAAGATATCATCTATGGATTATGCGGGGCAAAGAAGATTGACGGCAAAGGCGAAATAGTCGGTGAGATATTGGTGCAAGATCCAAGAGTCAGGAACGGTGAAAAATTCGTATTAGGCCGGGAAGTCAAGGGCTATGAGATAGTACCGACCTTTGATCCGCTTTGTGTTATTATTCATTCAAGCATGGTAAAAAAAGTACTACAACCCGCCGTAGCATGGAACATTAACCGGGTACGATTTGATGAGAAGCTAGGGTATCATCTATTTACCGAAGAGATGAGTATCAATTTAAAGAAACACTATTGGATCAACTCAGCAGTCCTACAAGTAGATTGCTGCCATTACAGTTGGGGATCAAAGACACCTGAATATTTTGAAGCCCTGGAATATGTAAAGAAGAAACACGGACTTGAACGGTTTATCTGTACGCCTGAGCTTTCCTGTATGGATGGGGAAGTTGAGGATAATTGGAATTGAAAACTCAAAAACAAGGAGATGCAAATGATAAATTTAGGTGATAAAGTGAAAGACCCAGTAACAGGAATCGTAGGAATTGCATACAGCAGGGTAACATATTTGCAGGGTTGCGACAGGATAGGGATTCAGCAACCGGCATACAAGGACAAAGACGGCGAAACTCAAGTTCCGGACTTATGGCAAGTTGACGAACCACAACTGATTGTGGTCAAAAAGTCTGCTGTGCAAAAGGGTGAATCAAATGAAACCGGTGGACCATCGGGATTCACAAGGGACAGCAAGCGGTAATAAATATGCCAGCTCTAAAAAATAAAAAACATGAAAGATTTGACCCAAACCTGACCAATACACAATGACAGCAAAAGAGAAACATGAACGTAAAATCATTGAGTACCTAGCCAATCCTAATAATAAATGGCTGAATAGGGATAAACTTGCGTCCAAGGTTTGCGGGATAAGGAAACAAACGCTTTATTCCCATTTCACACCAGAAGAGCTGCAAGAGATCGAAGTAAAGTCACTTGAGCTAAGAAGATCACAATATTCCTTCAAGTTATCAAAAGTAGACCAGGCTGTTTTGAAGCAAGCAGAGAAAGGAGACACAGCAGCGGCCAAACTTGCATATCAAAGGTTTGAAGGATGGAGTGAGAAGAAAGAGCATAAAGTATCTGTTGATTCAATCGTTACAATAATCAGAGGGGATGACGCTAAACTTTAGCATTAACTATAAGCCAAAAGGATTAGATGAGCGATAATGGGTGGATAGGAGTTGATCTTGACGGGACATTAGCCTTTTATGATAAGTGGAGGGGAGCCGGACACATTGGTGATCCGATACCATTAATGGCTGCAAGAGTAAGTGGATGGATAAAATCTGGAGTCGATGTTAGGATATTTACAGCAAGAGTTAGTGACAAAACTACTGCTATGAACGGTGACAGCATAAACAAAGTTATGTCGATCATTCAAGATTGGACTTTTGATAATTTTGGTGTACGGCTCCCTATAACATGTCAAAAAGATTATGACATGGTTCAATTGTGGGATGATAGGGCTGTTCAAGTTGTTCCTAATTCAGGAGAAAGAGTTGACGGTGAAAACTAAAGAAGCTTTTAAATTCACAGACAAACAATTAGAAGCCCGATCAATCATGGCAAGGGCCTTCCAATATTTTATGATGTTCGGTGGCTCAAGATCCGGTAAGACATTCCTTATCGTGTACGCTATTGTGATCAGGGCAATCAAATCAAAAGATTCAAGGCATGTAATCTTGAGATTTAGATTCAACGCTGTGAAAGCCTCCATAATATTTGATACGTTCCCCAAAGTCATGAAGCTCTGTTTTTCCCGGGTCGAATACAATCTAAACAAAACAGACTGGATTGCATCATTCAGCAACGGTTCGGAGATTTGGTTCGGTGGCCTGGACGACAAGGAAAGAACAGAGAAGATTCTAGGACAGGAATTCGCAACGATTTTCTTAAATGAATGTTCCCAAATACCATGGCGCTCTGTCGGAATAGTCAAGACAAGATTGTCTCAGAAATGTTTTCAAGATGACGGGATCCCCTTGTCTCTTAGAATGTATTTTGATTGCAATCCCCCAAATAAAAATCACTGGACATACAAAATATTCATTCTAGGTGTGGACCCAGATACAAAAGAACCGCTGAAAGATAAAGCCCTTCACGGATCGATTCAAGTCAACCCCTCACACAACCTGGACAACCTACCGGAAACATACCTTGACACGCTGAACAGTTTACCAGCGCATTTGAGAAAAAGGTTTCTTGAAGGGAGTTTTGCTGATACTAATCCAAACTCTTTATTCTCAGAGGAAAGTATTGACAGGTGGAGAGTTGAGAACACAGCAGACATGCCAGAACTTGCAAGGGTTGTTGTCGGTGTCGATCCATCAGGCGCAGATGATGATAACAATGAGGGCAATGATGCAATAGGAATTTATATTGCTGGATTAGGTCTTGACGGGAACGCTTATCTCCTGGAAGATGCCACGATAAAAGCCGGTCCTGGAGTTTGGGGAAAGATGGCAGTATCAGCATACGAACGACACGCCGCTGATATCATGGTGGGAGAACAGAACTACGGCGGTGCAATGGTTAAGTTTGTCATCCAGGCAGCAAGCAAGAATGTGAATTACAAAATAGTAAGCGCGTCCAGAGGAAAAGTTCAGAGGGCAGAACCTTTTGCACAATTATTTGATGATGGAAGAGTAAGAATTGTCGGTAGACAAATTGAGCTAGAGGAAGAGTTGGGCGGTTTTTCTACCAATGGATACACAGGGGATAAATCACCGAACAGGGCTGACGCTGCAATTTGGTGTTTGACAGAACTGTTTCCCGGTATTATCCTTGGTAAAAAAAGTGAAGATAATTTCGAAGAAGATTCGGAGTGGGGTTAAATGCAAAACATAAACAAAGAATCATACGGTGAGAAAATTTACATCAACTTCGGTCAAACCTTAGTCGCTGCCACTGATCTAACAATGTCGCTCATGCCAAAAGCAGGGCCGAACATTGATGTGACTCCGACATTGGAAACGTCAAGACTAGCGGTTGGTGACGAATACTACGAAGCGAATGAGTTTGTTTCATATACAACAACTGACGGAATGTTTGATGATCACCCGCCGCAATTATGGAAAAAAATGGCAACTGCTGTGATTGGATCAACAAAACCAGCTACGAAATGGGAGCTTTTCAGGCTGATAGGGCGCAGTACTTTTCCATATTCGTGGAGATTTTAAACCACCGCCAAGGAATGGCATGTTAAGTCACAAAGAAATACTAGAACGATACGAATCAGCCGAGACAGCAGACAGGGACCAGGCTGAACTTGCTGTAAAGGATATGCTGTTCGTAGAAGAAGAAGGTGGACACTACACAGAAGAAGCCAGAAGAGCCCGCAAGAAACGCCCCATGTTCCAAATCGATTTAGTATCACCCGGAATAGACCAGGCTATCGGAGATCAGCGACAGACAGAAACAAACATTACAGTATTCCCACAGAAAGATGGAACCAAAGACGTCGCCAAGATATTCACCGGACTGATCAGATCAATTGACAGGGATTCCAAATCTCAGAATATTTATGATTGTGTTTATGATGAAGTTCTAAAAGGTGGAATCGGTGGATGGAGAATCCTGACAGAGTTTCATCCAGACAACCCGTTTATAATGAGGATTTACAAAAAGTGGATTCCTTCAGCTGCATCATCTCTCAAGTTTGACCCTTCAGCAGAACTTCTCACGAAAGAGGACGGTGAATACGCTTTTATTGATTCATCAATGCTGAGTGCAGCGTTTAAAAAGGAGTATCCCGAATCAGCACCATCAGGATTTTTTAAGAATTTATTTACTCCTTCAATGTGGTTTCAGCAGGACCGGGTTCAAGTATCAGAATTCTTTTACAAAGATCCCTATACAAAGAAAGTTGGTTTACTGTCTGATGGTCGGGTGATAGATCTTGAAGAAGAAGAGAAAGTACTAGATGAACTTAGAGACAAGGAAATAACAGTCATTGAAGAGAAAGAGGTTGATTCATACAAAGTCAAAACCGTTAAGATGAATGGAAACGACTTCCTTGAAGAATGGCAGGATTGGGACGGCAAGTATATTCCAATCATCCCGGTTTATGGCAGAACGGCAACAATTCAGGGTAAGAAGTATTATAGGGGAATGGTCCGCAAATCAAAAGACCCTTCTCGAATCCTTGATTATTCAATCAGTACAACGGTTGAAGTCACAGCACTGAGCCCGAAAGACCCGATCTGGTATACTCCTGCAATGAAGGACGGTCATCAAGATAAATGGAAAACCTATCCGGTCGATAACCATCATTTTATGCCGTTCAATGCCGATCCAGCATTTCCAGGCCAGACACCACAAAGAGGTGGAGCACCAACAGTTCAGGACGCATTGATTCTCCAGATATCCCAGGCAGAAAGAAACATTCAATCAACCATGGGTCTCGAAGGTCCAAGCATGGGTCAGCAAATAGATCCCCAAAGCGGCCTGGCAATTTCAAGGCTCCAGCAAACTGGTGATCGAGGCTTGTTCATCTTCCCTGACAATCTGGAGAAGGCAAAGCAGTATGACGCCATTCAATTGATTGACCTGATGCAAAGGACTTATGACACTGAACGGGTTGAGAAGGTATTGAACGAGGATGGAACCGACGAAGATGTAAAAATCAATGAAAGGGTCTATGAATTGAATGATCCGATAACTGATGAAGAAACAGGCGAACAGGTCATTGTCAACGATACATCTAAAGGAACATACGGTGTAGTAGTCAAGACTGGCCCAGCTTCAATGACGAAACGAAAAGAGACGGTTGACCAGATCATGGAATTAATCACCACGCCTGGCATGGGTGAAACTCTCGGGCCGCTGGTTCTTGATCTCATCATTGACAGCATGGACCTGAACAAAGGTGAAGAGCTTAAATCCCGAATCAGAAAGTTTCAGATAGAACAAGGACTCGTTAAGCCGACTGATGAGGAAAAGGAAGAACTCGGAATCAGCGACGAACCACCACCACCTGATCCAATGCAACAAGGACTTGTTGAGAATATCAATGCTCAGACCGACGAAACAGCCATGAAGACAGAAAAACTAATGGCTGAAATCAGAAAGGTGGATTCAGAGGCTCAAGAGAATATCATGACGGCATATCAAAAAGCCGTTGACAGTATGAATTCAAATATTGAAACTCTTATTAAACAGGCTCAGGCCGGTATTCCAGTTACACCTGAACAACTTCAGGTTGTGGAGGGGAGCGTTGCATTGGTAGACGAGGCTACAGTAGACGTGCTAGAAAATCAAGAAGTGGCTGATTCTCTTCCTTTGAATGCAAAAGATCAGGCATTTCAAGAGCAGCAGAGAAAGCAAAACGAACAGGTACAAGCACAGCAGGATCAACTAATTTTACAAGGGCAACCAACCGGACCAGAAGGAGTAAACCCCGGCGCACAAGTGCCGGATAACTCAGGATTTATTGAAGAATGAGTGGTAAAACAGCATTAAAAAGCAATATCCTATTTGGGCCAGTGTATAAAGATCATGCTATTGTTCTGCCAGGTTACGGAGAATGGTCAAGGCTTGATTGGACAAGATGGAAAATGGCAGAGGAAAAATTGTATAATATTAACCATTCACTGAATACACTAATTATTAAGCCCCCTGGAGGCAATCCAGAATAAACCCACCAAAGAGGTGAGCATGAAAGAAGATGAAGAATTAGACGAATCGGACTCATCCCCGATAATATCAGAAGAAGAACAAGATCCAACCCTGGATGCTGGACAGGTCGAAAACCCTGAACTTGAAGCCGAAGAAGAAGCACAGGCTAAAGAGAAAATCGAAAGCAAAGAGTCCAGAGATAAAAGAATTGCAGGTTATTACACTGAGAGGGCAAGGGCTGACCAGCTGGCAGAGGAGAACGCTGAATTAAAACAACAGCAGACTCAAAAGCAGCAATCAGATACACCGGCCCCCAATTATGATGATTTCGATACGGATGCGGAATATTACGCAGCTACGGCAAAACATGAGGCGAAGCAAGCAATTGAAGCCTTTAAGGTTGAGCAGGCGCAAACCGATATTAGTAATGATCGGACAAATGCGTTGCAAGATTTTTCGAAAAAAGTTGCAGCAGCAAATATTCCTGATTATAATGAAAAAGCCAACCTCCTAGCTGAATCGATCAGAATGCAACCGGATACGATGGAAGCATTATGGAGTATGGAAGGTGACAAGGGACCGAAAATTGTTGCTTACCTGGCTGACCATCTGGATATTGCAGATGGACTTTCACCGTTCGGATTAGGTCAACTCTCGGCAAAATTGTCTGCTTCAAAACCAGCACAACAAACCAAGGCGTCGGACCCGATCAAACCCGTTAAACCAGGGGGCGCGATCAGAAAGAAAATGTCGGATATGTCGGTAGAAGAGATAATCGATGGTGATTTATCTTCTTACGGCATTGACGACAGGTAAGCCAGGGAAGGCGCTATAATGGCCCAGGGAGGGCCAATTTATGGCTAATGCGTTTAAGAATCAAACCCTAATCATAGGGCTTTTCATCAGGATGTTTGAAAACCTGATGTTGTTGTCAAAACATGTTGACCGGCAAGTAGGTGAAAAGGAATTTGCTGGTAGCAAAAACACGGGTGGAACTGTCTATGTGAAACGCCCGGTTCGTGCAAAGTCAACCGCTGGCGCCGCAATCACTGAGGGCCAGTTGACGGACATCGAACAAGCAACCGTCCCTGTCACTGTAGACACATACAGGAAAACCGCTTTTACTCTGACCCAGGAACAACGCGCGCTAAATGATGTTCAGATCATGGAACTTCTGAAGCCTTTTGCGATTGAACTGGTTCAAGACGTTGAGAACGCGATTGCAGCAGCCGGGTCAAGATACTTCCCGAATGCAATCGGAACCCCCGGATCAACTCCAGCAAGTTTTCTCGAAGTCGGTTCAGCATTTACCCGCCTTTTTGGGTTGGGTGTGCCTGCTGATGACATCAACGCTTTTTACAATCCACAGGCTGGGTTGTATATCGCTGATGCGCTGAAAGCTTCCCCCGATCAAGGCATTGCAAAAACAGCACTCCAGAAAGCGTTTATCAAACGTATTTCAAACATGGATCTGTACAACTGCCAGTCATTGACCTCTCACACGGTTGGTGTGAACACTGGAACGCCCCTGGTTAATGGAGATGACCAAGACACCACTTACGCTCTGTCCAAGGATACCCAGTCTCAAACGATCAATACCGATGGGTGGACAAACGACACAGCCAACATTGTATCAGCGGGAACAAACATCACTTTCGCTGGTGTGTATGAGATCAACGCCAATTCCAGGGTAGCAAACAAGAACCTGCAGGAGTTTTCTGTGATCAACACAGCAGCTTCAGGCGCTTCTACCGGTCCTGCAGTGCTGACGATCAGCCCTGCAATTATCGTTGACGGACCATACCAGACTGTGAGTGCTGCCCCTGCTGACGGTGCGGCGATTACTGTTCTTGGTTCCGCTGCCACTTCCTACGCTCAGAACTTGGCGTTTCACAAGAATGCTATCACTCTGGCATTTGCCAAGCTTCCTGAAATGGAAAAGGGATCCGGTGTTGTCTCCAAGCGTGTTGTTCATGATGGTATTTCCATGAATTACTCTTACGGCTCTGATATCAGTAACATGTCAACGATTTATCGATTTGACCTGTTGTTCGGTGTGAAGGTCCAAAACCCATGTTTCGGAATCCGAACATACGGTGAATAACCACTGGGGTTAATCCGATAAATAGCGGGGGTAAGCCCCGCCACTACAAGGAGGTAGTGGAATGAAAAATGATAAGAATGAGTATGTCGACGACATGGAGGCAACCGCCGCAACTGCACAGGTTATCACATGGACATCGAACGAACCTACCGTGAGCTATGCTTACACGGTGGCCCAGGGTGATATCATCACCAGCACAGAGACGGGTATCTGCGTTGCTACCATGAACGCCCAGATTACCGCTTTGATTCTGGAGGTTTTGGAACTGCGAACCGCTATCAACTCATAAGGGGGTAGTTATGTTTAGGTTCAAAAAACCAAGCAAAACGGCAGCAACGCCGATGGTTATTACCTGGACTTCAAATGAGCCGACCGCGAGTTATGCTTATACAGTCGCTCAAGGTGATATCATCACCTCAACTGAGACAGGGATATGTATCCAAACCCATAACACGCAAATCACTGCGATGTTGCTTGAGATTGCAGATTTAAAGTCTATACTGCAAGAGGGTAATTAAAATGTGGGGTCCGGTCTTAGTGGCTGGCCCCAATTTAATCCAAGGAATTATAATGATTAAAAATCCACCTGACATTGATTTGTCAAAACCCAGGACCGTTGTCTACCATGAAAAAGAAGCAAAAGACGGAATGATGGTTTATTCAGGAACTGAACAGGAATGGTTTGACAAAGGATGGGTTAACACTCCTGCGAAGTTTGGGAAAGGAGATGAAGCCCCGGAAAATGAAGAGAAACCGGAAATGGACATGGCAAAACACGCAACTGAGATAACAGACGCTTCAGACCTTTCCGATTATCTGAATGAAAAGTACGATCTGAAAACCAATTTCAGAATGGGAATCAAAAAACTACAGAAAATCTTGAAAGGGAAACTGGATGACAACAGCTCTGAAGATAATTAAGGCAGGATTCAGAAAAGCTACTATCAATTCCGGATACAAGCCTTTGAATGCGACAGAAACGGCTGATGCACTGGAAATCCTGAATGACCTGATAATTGAGTGGAATACATCAGGGGCGCTCATAGGGATTGACCCGGTTATATCGCTGGATACTGACCTTTCTGAACCACGCTACGCGACCAAGGCGCTGAAGTTGATGATTGGCGGTGAGATCTGCGTTGAATTCGGGAAGCCAATAACTCCTGGGTTTGCAGCCATCGCTTCATCTGCTTACAATAAAATGCTTGCTGCATCTCAACCACTCGAACGGCCTGTTTATCCTGACAATGTACCGTATGGTGAAGGGAATCAGGATTTTTACCAAGATGATTATTACGACAACACCTTTTTCCCACAAAATCTAATACCTAATTTTTAAGCAAGAGGTAAAATGTCATTACGAAAAGTTCATAAATTGGTGGATGGGGCGATAACCAATCAGGCAACCGGTGAAAAAGACCCGATCTACTGGTCAGGAACTGGGATCGGGACTCTTCAGATTGAGGGAACTTTCAATGGGGCTACCGTTACGCTGCGTGGCAGAATTGGTGGTCTAGCTTTCCGGGATTTACCCGGAGCGGTTTATTCTAGTGGCGTTCTGACAACGTTTGATGCTGGCTTGTCCGATGTTGAGGCGGTTATCTCAGGATCAGGCGGTTCAAGTGATCTTTATGTCTATATATCTGAGCCGGAGATACCATGAGAGTAAACGGTGGTGCAGAATCATTAAAAATTAAAAAATCTATCAGAATTACCGGAACCGGGGCGATGGATGCAAATCTGATGAAGGTAATAGGCCAAAATCTGATTATCTCTCAATATGCAATCCTCGAAAAGGTTGTCACTCTAGCCAACTTAACCGGAGTTTACGCAACTATATTTTCTGCAAATGGTGAAGAAGATTTAACGGCTGATGGTGCGGTCTTGTCAGGGTTTGAAGTTGGAAGTTACTTTGCAAAGGACAAAGTAGCTGCTCAGATATACACAGCAGTAAACTCTGCAACTCCAAAAATTGTTGAGATAACGGATGACAGATTTGCTGGTAGACCGTTTACAGTTGTAGCAGAAAACGGGGTTGATACATTCATAAAATTTTACGCAACCACATCAGACACGCCGGTAGATTTCACAATGGGAGTTTACTTTGAATATATCCCATTGGGTGCCGGTTCTTCATTGGTTTTCTTATGAGAGTCGGAACGCAGAACGCTATCATCACCGAAGAGGGCGGTTACGCTGTCAGAATTATCAACAAAACCGGCGCTACCTCCGTGAAGGGAAATGTACTGGAACTAGATGGAAGCACTGATCTAGGTGTAGAAAAAGCTGGTATAAATGACCCTGACCCATGCGGAATTATGTATACAGCTGGAGTTCCTGACGGCGGGTGGGTTTACATGGTTGTTTCTGGAATTGCAGAGGTTCTTTATGGAACGACAGTCACAAGAGGAACTTTTAGTAGAACACCAGTAACAGCCGATTCAATAGCGGAAGGACTTGCAGTAAATGAGGCTTTACCTACTCCACCATTTTCAACAGATAAACATTTTATGGAAATAGGTCATCCATTGGAAAGCATCGGAGCGCCTGGATTGGCGAAAACAATCGTACATTTTAACTAATGAGAATACCACTAGGACTAGGAGCTTACGAATCGGGATCAATGCCTTTCAGCGCTCAAAGGTGCGTAAATATGTACGCAGCAATAGCACAGGATCAGGCATGGGACGAGTCTGTCTTATTCGGCACACCTGGAATTGTGCAATTTGGAACCGGCGGCACACTTGGCAGTAATAAAAGCAGAGGCGCTGAAGTAATGGGTGGCGTTCTTTATGTTGTCAACGGAACCATCCTAAATAGTTTTGACAGTTCTGGCGCAAAAACAGCGCTCGGAACCATAGAAGGGACTGCAAGGTGTTCAATAGATCACAATGGCCTGGTGATGGCAATTGTTGTGCCTGGAGGAAAAGGATACACATACACAGCAGCAACAACGACACTTGCCGAGATTACAAGCGTTAATTACGTTACATCTGACACAGTTGTGTTTTCAGATGGGTACTTTATTTATACCCAAACAGATGGTAAAAAATGGTTCACGTCTAATCTCAATACACCTGGAACAATTGATGCTTTAGATTTTGGAACAGCAGAGTTAAGCTCTGATTTAATCGTTGCGGGATTCGCAAACTATGATAATGTGTTTATGTTGGGTCAATGGACTATTGAGCCATTCCAGAACGTCGGCGGTGCTGGATTTCCTTACCAAAGAATCGAGGGCGCAAGCTATGAAAAAGGCTGTCACGCTAAACACACACCGATTCAATGGGATGGTGCTTTCTACTTCGTGGGTGGCGGAAAGAATGAAAGAACGTCAATTTACAGGGCGGGATCAGCAGGAGAACCAGAAAAAATCAGTTCTGATGCAATTGACACAGAAATACAGAAATTTACGGTAGATGAGATATCAGACGCATATTCTTTCACCTATGGCATAAACGGTCATGCTTTTGTAGGGTTTACCTTTCGATCAGTGGTTGTCAGCTCAAGAACTTTTGTTTTCAATGTCACGGCAACCAAATTATCGGGAAAGAAAGTCTGGTTTGAACAACAAACAGGTGTATCTGATAACGCTTGGAGGATTGCAAGCCTTGATTATGTTTATAACAAGCTTATCGTAACTGATGCGATTGATGGTAGAATAGGCTACTTAGATGAGAATGTTTACACAGAATACGGGGACGTCCTCTTGGCAGAAAAAATAACACCACCCATTTTTGTAGAAGGTGCGGCGACAATATTTCATGACCTGGAATTAATCATTGACGCCGGTCAGGGATTAATTACAGGCCAAGGAAGTGACCCACAGGTAATGATGGAATTTACAGACGATGGATGGCGCACCAAATCATACGAGCTTTGGACTAGTCTGGGTGGAATTGGAGAATATTATAAAAGGGCGGAATGGAGAAGATTGCAACATAGCCCACAGGCTAGATCATACAGTTTTAAGATAACAGACCCGATTAAAAGAACATTCATTAAACTGGATACAGAGGTTAGTAATGCAACCTAGATTCAAAGCTCCACAGAAAACAGAGATCATCGTTGATGAAAAAGGTTTTCAATTAAACAGGTTATTCAGGTTTTTCGATGAGCTATCCAAGGGATCCTGGAAAAAATCATATCCTCCTACGGCAGACACAGGTGCTGTCAATTACATAGTTACATCAAACCCGGCTCTGGTTTCCTTGATCCTGGCAAGCATAACACCATATCAAAGGGATGATCAGACCTGGCTTGCTGATCTGAATATTTGTTTAACGGTAGCTTCGGCAGCAAGAACAACTATTACAATGTCAATTGCAAATCTGACGTTCAAAAATACAACAGGACTTTTTCAGCCTGTTACCGGGTATGCAATGGATGGATCAAACGCTTATTTACATAACTGTTATGCAATTTTAAACACTGGAAATATAATAATCAATCATGCAAGTGCAACCACCGTCATATATGGATTTAGAGCAACCGGGCTCATCCTCGACGAAAAACCAAGTTTCGCTGAGTGAAAAACTTGACTGGAAAAAATGGCTTTTCTGGTTTCAGGATGAGTTAAGGAAATTGCCACAGATTGAACCAGAGATCAAAAACAGTTTTTCCCCGGGTGTTTATGCCAGAACAATTTATATGCCTGCAGGTATCTACTTAATAGGTAAGACTCACAAAACAGAGCATTTCAACATAGCTCATACGGGCATGGCAAATGTAACCATTGACGGACAAACAAAGCTTATTTGTGGTGGTGAATTCTTTAAATCAGAACCGGGATCAAAAAAGGTGTTTGAGATAATTTCAGCCATGAAGTGGACAACCATCCATCCAACAGAAAAAACGGATATTGATGAAATAGAAAAGGACACTGTTTATACGGATGAAGAAGAAGTTTTATTAATGCAGTCTGAAATTAAAGAGTTGGAATCACAGGTAAGTGATTTAAAATTGGAGGTCTTATGAGTTGGGGAGCAGCGGCAGCAATTGGAATAGGCACAGCACTGGCTGGAATGTATGGAGCAGACCAGAACAGGCAAGCAATGGCGGACGCAAATGCCGCGAACAGGGCAATGAACGCTCAAGACTTGGCATTGTCCAGGGAGGGACTCGCACAGCAGAAAGAGCAATTCGGGCAAACTGCTACAATCGGAGCTGAGCGCGCACTGTCAAAACGTGACTATGCCGGTGGTTTACTAACTCCATTTTCAGAAACCGGACAGCAAGCATCAGGAGAGCAAGCCGCATTGTTAGGGCTTGGAACTCCAGAAGAGCAATCGGCAGCCATGTCAAGATTCGGAGATTCACCCGGGCAAAAATTCATGAGGGAACGCGCTGAAAAATCATTGGTTAGAAATGCCGCTAGATTAGGTGGCCTCGGTGGTGGAAATGTCAGAAGCGCATTGGTTGAGCAGGGTGTGGGATTCGCAGCACAGGATTATGATAAACAATTTGGCAGGCTCGGAACGCTAGCTGACAGGGGTCTTGTATCAGGGCAAACAATGAGCGCAGCGGATTTAGGAGTCAGTAAAACGGCTTTAGGCTTAAACGAAGCGAACCAAGCGGCTAAAATCGCAGCGGCAAAGGTGGCTGCAAAGGCGGCTGCAACTCCATCATTTAAACCTAGCACCTTTAAAGGATTTTCATCTTCGAGTTTTGGGCCAAGTGGCAGTGGGCCAAGTAGTGGCGGTGGAAGTTATAATATGAGTGGTTTGAGTAGCGGAAATAGCAGTATTAATCTAACAGGCGGTAGCAATAGTAATGTAGGATATGCTTAATCAATAAGGAAATATCATGGCAAGAACGATACAACCAGAATACGGACCTGATTACGGTAAGTTAATATTGCAAGGTCTCGGAGCATACGGGCAAGTCAAAGGAATCCAAACAGCACAGGCCAAAGAGGAAAGGGGTATTGCTGAAGGGCAGAGAAGAATTGAAATAGAAGACGAAGATCGATTCAAACAGGAAACGATAAAATTTGCAGCGGAAATTGCAGACCTCCCCGAACCAGAGCAGATTCTAAGAGTTCAGAGCAGAATTGCAGACCTGGATAAGAGAAATATCAATTCAGAAACCACAAAAAGGCTTTTAGGAAATCTGCAAAGCCCTGACCCCGCTGTCAAGAAAAGCGCACAGGACGCGATAAAACAGCGCAGAGAGTTGGGGTATCAAACAAATGTATTGAAAAGACCGCCTGCACCAAAAGCCGCTAAAACCGCTTATAGAATCGCGACAGATCAAGAAAAATTGGCTGCCGGAATAACGGACCTTTCCCCTTATCAAATTTCTCCAAAAGGTCAATTTGTGAAGCTTGGCGGAAAAGGTCAGACTATTAATATCAGTACAGGCGCGGCTGGTGATAAGTTGGGGAAAATCCCGCCCGGATACGCAGCAAGAAAAACGGATGAAGGCTATGAAATGTACGAAGTGAAAGGAGGCCCACCAGCTAAAAAAACAATAGAGACCGAGAAAAAGACAGAAGCGCAAAGGCAGACAACTGCCAGGACTGCGAATATTGTCAAGGAAGATATCGGCAGACTAAGATCAATCATTGAAGATCAAGCGTTTTACAATCCCGTAACCGGCCCAACGGGTGGCATTGCATCAGAAGTTCCAGGATCGGCAAGAAAAGACGCTGAAGCACTCAAGAATACAATCGGTGCAAATGTCGGGTTTGATAGACTTCAAGCCATGCGAGAAGCATCAAAGACTGGCGGCGCATTAGGAGCAATCTCAGAACGTGAAATGAAACAACTTGAGGCAGTCATGGGGTCAATAGAACTGGATCAGAGTCCAGAGCAATTGACAAGGAATCTGGACAGGCTAGAGCGGATTTATGATGAAATCATCAAAAAAGCAAGTGCCTATCCAAACGCTGAAGAGTTCGGATTCGGTGGCGTGACTATACCTCAACAGCAAGTACAAACACCAGCACAGGAAGCAACCCCGGAACAATTAGAGAGATATAAATAATGGCTAATTGGCAGGATCAGATTTATCAAAATTACATATCCGGTGCAATGTCAGCTCAGGGCCGGTCAAATTACGAGGCCGATTTAATCGCAGGGGAAATTTTTGCTCCTGTCGGATCTCAGAAAATGATTGCAGATGCCGGTTCAGATGTATTGCAGCAACAACCAGCACCACAAGCCCCGATTCCAGTTGAAGGTGTATTCCCTGCTCACATGGAAGAAACAAAGCCTTCAGTGGTACCTGACGTAGTTATGAAACGATTCTGGGATGGTCAAATGTCAGATGAAGGCATGAAAAACTTAATTGCTGATTTGAGGTCCGGGTCTATTATCACAGCAGAATCAGAAGATGTTTCATTCTTTGAAGGGGTAAAAGAAGGTATCACAGGGGCAGGGAGAAGAGTTCCAGAGACAGAAGCCCTTCCTTCATGGGTCAGAATGCCTGAAATGAATAATTTGAGCCTGAGGGGCGCAAAAAGCTTAATTGGAACTATGGCGGCGGGTCCAGATGAAATCTCCCAGGTAATCAAAAAACAAAATCCGGATGTAGATGTTGCAAAGGATTCAAAAGGGAATTACGTTTTTACCTCTGGAATGGACGGAAACCAGTATGCAATCAAGCCGGGATTCAGGAAAGATGAAGATTTGCTAAGATCCGCAACTGTAATGGTATTAATGGCAGCCGGAGCAAGAGGCTCCGGA